CAGGAACGCGACGACGCCTACCTAACTACCATCTTTGCCAGCATTGAAGCAGCCGTAGAAAAAACTGCCAAGCAGGCAATCTCATTGTTTATCCAGTACGTCAACACTCCACGCCTAATCAAAACTGTTGGCACCGACGGCTCATTTGACGCAACCGTCCTAGCCGGTGCAGACATTGCATCAGGTAACGACATCCGAATCGAATCAGGCTCAGCCCTTCCAACATCAAAGTCTGCACGTCAGGCTCTGATTACCGAATGGATGAAGATGCAGTTCATCACCCCACAAGAAGGTTTGAAGATGCTCGACATGGGAATGTTGAAGAACTTCTACAACCTAATCAAGTTGGACGAGAACCACGCTTCGCGTGAAAACCTACAGATGAAGCGTCTCACCCCAGAAGCAATCCAGCAGTTCCAGCAGCAGTGGGAACAGGGCGCTGCAGCAGGCGAACCAGACAAAACTGTTCCAGGACAACTCGACGCAAACGGTCAACCAATTCCACTTGCTGTACCAGCAGTCGTACAGGTACACTCATACGACAACCACGCCGTACACATTGAAGTTCATAACCGTTTCCGTAAGTCGCAAAGCTTCGACATTCTGCCAGACGAAATCAAGGCAGAGTTCCAGAAGCACATTTCGATGCACGAACAGGCTTTGCAGCAGAAAATGATGCAAGATGCAGCAATGGGTCAAGCACCTAACGCTGCAGGAGCGCCTCAGGCTTTACCGTCTGAAGCTTCACAGATGCCCCCACAAATGGGCTTAACCTCAACGCAATTACAGTAAGGAAATAAATGTCTGACGAGACGCAGGTAACACCTGAGCAGACTATTGAGGAAACTACTACGGTAGAGACCCCAACAGTTGAAGAAACCAAAGTACACCCAGCCTATGACAAACTACTCGCAGAGTTGCCTGAAGCTTGGCACTCAAAGGTAACCCCTTACCTTCAGGAGCAGGACAAGTACTTCCAGCAGCAGTTGGAAAAGTACACCCCGTTCAAGGAGTTTGTAGAAGAGGGTGTTTCAGCTGACCTTATCCGTGGTGGCATCAACCTTGCAAACGCAATCAGCAACGACCCTGTAGAAATCTTCAACAACCTACAGGCTCACCTACGCTCACAGGGTCTACTCAAGGATGAAGCAGCACAGGCTGCTAAGGACATCATTGAGAGCGAATCTGGCGAAGACCTAGAAGACCTATTCGATGGTGAAAAGGTTCCAGCTGCACTACAGAAGGAACTTGACGCCCTCAAGGCTAAGACTGCAGAAGTAGATGACTACATCTACCAGCAGGAACTTGCTAAGAAAACTGACGAAATCTCTAAGGAACTTGACTCAGAGATGGCAGCTTTGAAGAAGGCTCACAACATCACCTCAGAGCACGAAGAAGCAATCTTCGACATTATGAACAACGCTCTAGGTGCAGGCAAGGACATGACCGTCGCTGAAGCTGCACGTAAACTACAGGCAATGATTGGTTCTTTCGCACCTGCAGGCGCTGCAGAAGAAGCACCAACCATTATGGGTTCCGCTGGCGGAGCAGGCGTACCTGCTCAGCACTTGTCAGTCCCAAAGGACGACAAGGGCAAGAAGGAAATGCTACAACGCATGTTCGAGGAGCGCCAGCGCCAGATGTGAGAGACATCTGACATCAAACCCCGTCAATAAAAGGCGGGGTTTTTTGTATGATTCCTACAAAGTTTTTATGCTACTATACAAATATCTACGTACAGCCACCTAAGAGTGGTCAGGGCAAGCGATAACACTAACTTTCGTTTTTAAAACTTACTCTTAGGAGAGTGAATCACATGGCAGGTCAGGGAATCCTAACCTTCGCAAGTGACGCTCTGAAGCTCGTCTACGGCGACCTTCACGAGCAGCTTGCAGACAAGAACCCAGCACTGGAGTTCATCGAATCATCATCACAGCACATCACCCAGAACGGTAAAGAGGTCATCTTTGACACTCACATCGGACGCAACCAGGGTATCGGTGCACGTGGCGTACGCGAGGCTCTACCAGTAGCAGGCGCACAGAAGTACAAGCAGGCTCACCTATACCTCAAGAACCTATACGGTGCTATTGAGGTTGACGGACAGCTATTCGAGCAGGCTGCAGACAACTACAACTCATTCATCAACGTTGTTGACGCTGAAATCAAGGGTCTAAAGCGCGACCTATCTCGCGACCTAAACCGTCAGATTTACGGCGACGCATCAGGTACCATCGCAGTCGTAAAGACCGCCGTGACTTCTGCTGCATCAACCGTAGTGTTCGTTGACGCACACTTCGCTGAAGAGGGCATGGTTGTTGACCTACTAGACGGCACCGACCTAGTTGACGGTACCCCAACCGTCAAGAAGGCAGCCCTAGTAATCACCGCCGTAAACGAAACCACTGGCGCTGTAACCTTCGACGCAACCACTGTTGCAGCCGTTGGTGACATCATCGTCCGTGCATCAGGTGGCGCTAACTCATTCGGTAAGGAACTAACCGGTCTAGGTGCAATCGTAGGTGCAGGTAACTCACTACACGGCATCGACGGCGCAACTGTTTCTTCATGGAACTCAACCGTACGCACCCTTGGCTCAGTCGGTACCCCAGGTACCCTAACCGAGATGGACCTCATCTCGCTAGTACAGGCTGTAGACAAGAAGGGCGGAGACGTTGACGTATTCCTAGCCTCACCAGGTGTATACAACGCTTACTGGAACCTACTACAGGGTATGCGTCAGTTCACCAACGGTGCAGGTCTAACCGGTGGTCAGCGCTCATTCACCTTCGAAGCACTAGGTAAGCCAATCAAGTTCGTTTCAGACTACGCAGCACCAAAGGGAACCATCTATGCGTTGTCATCGAAGGAACTCGTTATTAACCGCAAGAAGGACTGGTCATGGATGGACCGCGACGGTTCAATGTGGTCACGTGTTGCGAACACCGACGCCTACGAGGCTCGTCTGTACCAGTACAGCGAAATCGGAACCTACCGTCGTAACGCACACGCTAAGCTATCGAACATTGCCGAACTAGGCGCATAATAGCTCAGTAAAAAAACTCCCCCCTAACCGGTCCGTCTCGCTGGTTAGGGGGGTTTTTTACTACAATAGAACCATGATTAATTTTGCACAACTAGATGGTCTATACACTGACCAGCAGAGACGGGTTGCAGCAGTCATCAAAGATGTTTTCCCGTCAGTTCGCCTCATTCGTATGGAGCCAGGACACCCACAGTTCAACCCTGAGATGCCATTCGCACTCATCGATGAACCACCAATAGGAAACTCTTACCTCATCACATGTGTGCATGAGGCTGAGATTGACCACCGCCTTCTTGCACGCCTAATGGAATCAAACATGCATGACCCCGATTCCAAAGTAAATAAGTTACAATTACTAGAGATGGCTCATGCAGCGTTAGAGGCGAAACGTGAAGAAGAATGGCGAGCTGAAAAGAAAGACATTCTGAAAAGCGCTCTCAAGTCCAACAAACACACTTGGACTCACGACGGTCAAACTCTAAGGAAGTAGAAATGCCAGCAGAGGAATTCACTCACACAGGTACAGATGTTGCCTCCCGTGTTCGCACAGGATTTGGCGATTCCTCTGGTGCGCAACTCGCAGACGCATCAATCCTTTACTGGATTAATGACGGTCAGCGCGAAATTGTAAACTCTAACCCAATCCTTCGTGCAACAAAAATTACAGATGTGGTGGCAGGGCAGTCAGATTACAGCTTCCCTAACGATAAAGTGCTCTCAATTGAGGCGCTATACATTTCAGGTTACCCGCTGACTAACCTGTCACCACAAGCAGCACGCGAGTACATTCAGGCTCAAGACCCAACAAAACTATTGAACGCTGAGCGTCCCGACGTCTGGTACGAGCGTGCTGGCATTATTACTTTGTTTCCTGTACCAAACAAAACCATCACTAATGGTCTAAAACTTGAATACATCACTAACCCAGCAAATTTGAGCGCACTCGGCTCAACCCTGTCAGTGCCAGACCGTTACTTCAACGAACTAGTCAGCTACGTCATTGCACAGGCGTTGGAGATGGATGAGAACTACGACGCTTCAAACATGAAGTTGCGTCAGTTCCGCGACGGACTAGACCGCCTATCAACAAAGGACACCCTGTCACAGGACTCACAGTACGGCACTGTAATGCCTGACCCAGCAGATACCTGGTACTAAATGTCACAAGTCATTCGCTCACGCAGCGCAACACTACAACAGTTCACCGGCGGTCTAAACAACTACTGGGACCAGTCAGCCATTGCCGACAACGAACTCGCATCAATCGTAAACTTTGAGTTCTCCACCAATGGTGCACTAATGTCACGTCCACCAATCTACGTGGACACAAACGGCAGCAACCCAGTCGTAACCCCAGTAGCAGGCGAACCAATTGACATCCTTGGAAACTACATCCGCAACGACGGCGTACGCTTCCTAGTTATCACCACCAACACCAAAACTTGGGTGTTCAACGTTCTAGCAAAAACCTTCACCCAAATCGCAACCTTTCGCGCATCAGACTGTACCCAGTACCTGAACAAAATTGTGCTCTCATCAACTACCGCAGGGCAAGGCGGATACTGGGAAAACGGTACTTTCACAAACACCCCAACCATGCCAGCACTTGGCGGTATCGAACTCTTCCAAACCCGCTTCTTTGGATACGGTGTAGAAGGCACAAGCAGCGCAAACATCATCTACTGGTCAAACATTTCAACCGCAGGACCATCAGGCGAATCAACCTCCGTCTGGACATGGACCAACTCAGCATCAAACTACATGTACGTAGAAATTGGTGGCGGAGACGGACAATGGATTACCGCAATCGCACAAGGCTACAACGACATCGTAATCTTCCGAAACGGAAGCACCTACCGCTACTCGTACAGTGACGTACCTGAAGAAGGTACTATGCAGGCGATGCAGCAAGACATTGGTGCAGAATCACGCCGTTCAGTAGTCAAATTCGAAAACGCCCACTTTGTCCTATCCGGCGGCATCCTATACAAATACCAGAACTGGTTGTACTACCCACTAAACGCCGCTAGAGTAAAGTTTGAGACGTACGATTTCACCAAACGATTCCAGCACGCCGTATCCATCGTGGGACGCCGATGCATTGTCTGGCACAACGGTGGTATGTTCTCATACAACCTAGACACGGAGACATGGAGCGAGTGGGAAAGCACAAGCAGAGTCGCATATTTTTGGACCGTACCAAGACGCTCAGGCGAATTAGAAGAATCTCTTTTCTTTGGTATCAGTGGTGGCAGTAACGTAACAGGCGCAACAGACTTCGCCCTATGGCGCATCGAAAACCAACCAACCAGTGCTGTAGGTTCAGAAACTTTCAAATGCTCCATGAGAACCAAAATCTATGACTTCCAATCACCCGTCGAATGGAAAAGATTGTTCTTCTGGACTGTTGACATGGCGTCAGCGCTACCTGTCAAAGCAGTCGCATACCCTGTATCTTTGCCAGAAACCGCTATCAAGACCAGCTGGGACCAGTTGTCAAAAGATTATGAGGCAGAAACTGGTTTCAAGACTTGGGATGAAATCTCATACGATGCCACTGGTGATACCGTGTACGGCACTTGGGATAACATTGCTAAACCGTCAGGTGCAATTGACACTCTTGTAGATGATTTTGTTTCAGGTGCAGTGCTCCGTTTCGAAGCGAAGCTAAACCAGTCTCTACGCTTCCGCCGAATCTACTTTGAACTATACTTAGACTGTGACGGTACGGCGTCCACATCACCTGTACAGGTCTTCAGCATCACCCCAATGATTGGTGCTAAGGCAAAGATTGCAAAGGAAGCTAACTAATGGCTGGTGCTGAGCGCAACGCTATACTTGGCGGTTTCGAGTTCAATCCGTACGCTGCAGGTAAGAAAATTTACGGCAACATGACCTACGCCCCTACCCGTGGCAAGGTTGATAAGACTGGTTATGCTGAGCGTGATGCTCGCATGGCTGCAAAAAAAGCTGCCGTTCTAGCTAAGCTCAAAGCAAACAATGCCGGTGCTTATGCAAACGCTAACGCTCTAAGGTACGGTAAATAATGGCTGTTAAACCACTTGCTACCCCAGTGTACGGAACTTACCAGAACATCCGTGATGCTCAGGGGACCACTCAGCAGCAAGCAGTTCAGGATACTTATAATGCTCCAGCTGCACCTGCAGGGGATATCAAAGTTGGTATTGGTCAGGGACTTATTGGTGGATTTGGGAAACCACAGACTGTACAGCCTGTTGACCTAACTTCTGGCTCAAGCGCAACCGGTGACTCAGGTACAAATACTGTTACTGGCACCCCTTGGACTTTGGAAGGTGACCCGCTATACCAGCAGGGTATCCTTCAGGGTCAGTCGCAGTTCAACCTTTCACGCAACAAAGCAATGTTTGACCTTAACGCTACCACCGCGCAGACCGCGCAAGACCGTGTAGCTTTGGACGCTAACTCTACCGAGTCACGTCGACGCCTTGCAGGTAACTATGCTGCACGTGGCATGGCTGGCGGTGCAGCAGGTGCACTAACCCTTGCAGAAGCTGAACAGAACGCAAAACAAATTGCTGCACAAACTTCTTTGAAGGACAAGTTGGCTGCTTTGAACGCTAACTTCCTAGAGAACTACGGCAACGTAAACCAGGTTGATGCTGCAGGTAACAGCAGTTACGACTGGACTGGCACTCTTGCAGGTCAGCAGTACAAGACTGCTGCAGCACAGAACGCAATCACTGCACAACTAGCAAAGTACGGAGTCGCATAATGGTAGACAACACTGGCAACCTTTTTGGTGGGGGTCTAGATAAAGGCTCTAAAACAGCTATTACCAAAAATGCATCAAACTTTTGGAATGGTGTAGGCGGATTCTTTGGTGGCATCGCCAATGCCCAGGGTCAGGCAGCTAACCCATACGGTCAGTATGGTGCACCTGCCGCAAAAGCACCACTTGGTGCACCAACTCCTGCAGCACAGACAAGCTTTAATAACATGACCAAACTATTTGCTAATGCTATGTCAGCTCCAGCAAAGTCAGCCCCCACAGTAACTGGAGCGAAGTCTCCTACTAGTGGAGTAACTCCTGCCTCGATTGCTGCAACTATTAAACCAATTAACACTAATTCACAGCGTTATGCAGAAGAGCAGGCTGCCAAGCAGCTAGGTCAAACCTACACTCCAGGTCAGGCTGCAGGCTCAGCAGCAACCGCTGCACAGGCTGCACAAGACGCCGCCCGCAACTCTAAGATTGACACCAACCTAGGGGCAGTTTACTCACCCCTACAGGACCTACTAAAAGTACAGCAGGCTGCAGCAGCAAAACGTTACGAACAGAACAAAGCAGACATTACCTCAATCTTTGGTGCCCTATCAGGTCTCACCGCAGAAGATACTGCACGCATCAACAAGCAGTTCACCGACTCAATTACCAAACAGCAGCAAGATTATGCAACCCGTGTTGCAGAACAGAAAACTGAAGCTGCTGCTGGAACTGCACAGGCTGCAACTACTGGCGCTGAACGCGGTACTGGACCAGCCTTGAATGTCAGCCCAGTACAGCAAGCTGCAGATGCTGCAAATGCTAGCGCAAACGAAACCCTAACCAACTGGCAGGGTCTAATGCAGTCAACTCAGGCTCAGACCATCAAGGATGCTGAAACTCGTGGCGCAGGCTACACTCAGCAGAAACTTGGCTCACTAGCCCAACTATCAAAGAACTTCGAAGATACCCTGTCACAGTTCGCAACACAGGACGCAACCCTCAAGTCACAGATGGCTCAGTCAAAGATTGATGCACAGAACGCTTACATGTCCAACGACTTCGCTGCAGCACAAGCTGCAGATGCGCAGCAAAACAAACTACAGCTACAGGACCTAAAGAACCAAGGTCTAATGGATGTTGCAACTTTGAAAGCTAAGGTAGCTCTTGCACGCGGTGCAGGCTCAGCAAAACCAAACCTAAAGGGCGTAGAAGCCCTAATGGCTAAAGCTGCAAGTACCGGCGTTGACTTCATCGGCGTACAAAGCTCTGTACAAGACGCATACAACACTGCTTACTCCCAGAAGAACCCTGACAAGACTAAAGCCGGTAAAGCTCCAACCGTTCAAGAGGTAAAGGCTGCATGGTATTACATCAATGGTGGTAGCCCACAGGGAATGGCTAAGAAAACTCCAGTAGCAACCGGATTGATTGAAGACCTATACAAGTAGTCTTGCTCTATAATTAGTCTATTGACTACCTAGGACGGATTACCTTGGCTGACCCAAAGAAACCTGTAAGCCCTTACGCAAATACTAAGGTGACAGGCAAAAAAGCAGTAGCTGCTTCACCTTACGCAAAGACAAATGCTAAACCTGCAGAAACAAACCCTGTACTAGCAGCAGGTCAGTCAGTCCTTGACGCAATCTCAACCCCCCTCTACTTTGTAGAAGGAGCCATCAACGAAGGCGTCAACCAAGCCAAAGCTGGCAAAGTTGACCTAGGCGCAGTCCTAGGCGCTGCAGGCAAAAACGCAACCTCATGGACCCGCGGCGAACAAACCATCCTCGGCTCAGACCTACTCAAAAATATGGGCGTCATCGGTGCCAAAGGCTCAGGCTCACCAATTGAAGAGAACACCCCAGGTGCTTTCATTGCAGGCTTGGGTGCAGATATCATCCTCGACCCAACTAATCTAATCCCAGGAAAAGTCCTACTAACAGGTGCAAAAGCTGCAACTAGTGTTGCCAAGGGTGCCGTCATTGGTGCAAAAGATGCAATCTCAGGAGTAGTCCCCCTCGCCCGTGCTGTCAAGGGTAAAGCTGCTGAAGAAGTTGCAGCCCTAACTGAGAAGGCTACCATGAAGCCTCTCAGCCGAAGCACAGACAAACTTTTCAAAGCAGGCTACGCCCTAACCGGTAAAGAAAATGCTGCAGCAGCACGCTACACCGGTGCTGTAGAAAAAATTGCCAACGTAACCTCACCAGTTGTAAAACTAGACGCACCACGCTCAGTAACCGAAGCACTAGGACAAACTCTGGGCTCAGCCTTTGACACTGCAAAAGCAGCCCTAGTCACCACCGTCGTACAAGACAACGCAATCAACTTCATCGACAAGTTCGCTCGCAAAGAAGCAAAAGCACTTAAGCGCAACCCTGCCCTAGCAGAAGCAACCCTTGAAGGTATGCCAGGACACCTAGCAACCGATGCTGCAACCGGTGTTTCAGCAAAACGTACCGCAACAAAACTTGCAGACGGCAACACCCTAGAGTTTCCAAAGTTCACCCCTTACAAGGCAACCAACGGCAAAATCTACGTCAGCAACGGTGAAAAAGCTTACTCATTCCCAACTGAAGCAGCAGCACGCGCATATATCACCTCAACTGGTGAAACTGCTGCAAAGACTGTTGCTGGTGCAAACCCAATCTTTGATACTGCAGCAACCTCAATCCCGCTACCAAGCATGATTAAGATTCCAACCACAGCACCAGAAGCAAAAGCTGCACAGAAGAGCCTAGACCTCATCCAGAGCCTTGCCAAGACCGCTGAGGCGACAGTTTCACAGGGCAGAGGCAAGAAGCCTCAGGTTGTCACCTACAATGGCTTCACAGACCTCGTAGCAGGTCTAAAGGCTGGACACTCAGTCGACTACGCATCACTCACCAAAATCATTGACGCACTAGACCCATCACGCCAATGGGTAAAGGGTGTAGAAGGCTTAAGCGACAAGCGAGCCTACCAGTTCGTCAGCGAACTCCTCACCACTGCTGGTGTACAAACCGCTGCAAAGGTACAAGAACGCCTAGACCTAATGAACGCACACACCATCCTCAAAGGACAAGGCGTCGCATTCTCAGAAACAGCAGCAACCTACGTAACCCTACGCCTCTCACAAGGCGGTCAGAAAGCCCTAGCATCAGCCGTAGGAGCCGAAGAGCTAGCAAAGGCAATTGAAGCCTCACGTGACGCTTCAATGCGCCGCATTCGCGAAGCAGACATTGCTCCACGCCCAGAGAAAAAGGGAATCGGCAAGCAACTAGACCGCGTAACTAACGGCGTAAACCGTGCCTTCACCAAACGCTTCGGAGATATCCTAGACATCACCAAGCAGAAGCAGTACTGGGAAGAAATCACCAACATGGGTGACCTTGCCGTACGCAACACCGAGGACGCATGGGATGCTGGTAGCCGAGCAATTCTCAAACTGCAACTAAACCAGTCATACCAAGCAGGACTCATCGGCTCCCTACTAGGACTAGCAACCTACCGTGACGGTAAGCGAATTGCATCAGACCTAGAAAAGGGCATCATCTCAATTGAAGGCGCCCCTGCAGAACGCATGGCACGCTTCATCAGCGACCTAAACCTCTCACAAGATGTCATCTCAGGCACCCTAGGCTCACGCCTAGTACACATTCGTGTACAAGACCCAAACCTATCAAAGCAGCTACCACCAAACTTTGTTTACCTGCACCTAGGTGACATCATGGAAGCCTTCCGCCAAACTGGCAAAAGTAACCTAATGGAAGAAGCGTTCTTCCCAGTAGGACCTGGTATCGAACGCACCACCGACTCAATGTCATTCTCAGGTGTAGTCGAAGCAGCCCGCCACATTCTAGAAATGCAACAGCTAAACAAAAGCATTGCACGCGCAGACGTCGTACGTATGATTTTGTCACGCTCAAAAGACCAAGTAGCATCAACCCCAGAGTTTTTAGCACGAGTAGACAACCTTGCAGAAAAAATTGCAGACCACCTACTTGCCAAGGAAAGCAAAGCAGTTGCAATGCTCACCCAAACTCACAAGTCACGCCTAATCGCTGCAGCAGACGAAGCACTTGCCTCAGCAGAAACCCTCTCACGTGACCTATTCGATAACATGCTCCAAGGTATGGAAGCAAACCTTGTCAAGGGCGTAAACAGCGAAGAAGAGCGCCTACGCCTAGTCAAAGAACTATTCCAAAAGTTTGTTTACCTATCAGGTGCATTCAAAGCACAAAGCACTGAAGTAGGCGAATCAGTTCTACGCACCGCAGCAATGGTGTACATCAACGACGGCAAACTAGCCAACCTACTAAAAGAAAAGGGTTACAAGGGCGAACAGCTCCTAACCACCCAAGATGACATCACCGACCTACTAAACCAGGTCAACAACATGTTCAAAACTGAAGGACCAGCAAAAATCTCACGCACCCTAAACGGTGTCGCACGCAAAGCCAGCGAAAAACAAGTCAACGACATCATCAGCAAATATGAAGAAGCCCGCCTCAAATACGACAGAGTACGCAACGAACTAGCAGGCACCACCGACCAGGCAGGCTACACTGCTTGGGCAAAGAAACTAGAAACTGCACAAACAGCCCTAGTCAAGCAGCGTGACCGTATGGACAAGGTAGGACTACCAACCCAACACTGGACCCCAGAAGGTTGGATTCCATCAGAAAACTACAACGAACTCCTAGTCCGTCAAGCAGCCGGTGAAACCACCATCCTCGACGCACCACTACCAACAAAAGTTCGCGCAATCCCAGTAGATAAGCAATCAGCAATCTACAAAGAATACGCGCTAAAAAACCTAGAACAACAACTAGCGTTGCGTGCAACCGACGCCGAAGAAGCATCAACCATCGTTCTCTCACGCCTAGCCGAAATTGAAAAACAATACCCAGACGACCCAATGGGACAAGCAGAAGCACTCGCCCAACAAGTAGTCAGCGAACAACTCAAAAAGGGCATCACCCAAACCACCCGCGCAACCCTAACCGAAGCAAACACCTTCGTAGGAGCCGGAACCTACAACGCTGCCAAAACTGGTGAAAAAGCCCTCGCACAAAAAGTCTCAAAAGCAAACCTAACCGCCAACGCAAAGCGCAGCTTCGCAGAACGCTCAGGTGGCGAACTCTGGAGCGCAAAGAGCGGACGCAACCTCTCATACGCATTCATGGTCGAAGCACAATCACGCTACAACATGGCAATCCAAACCTCATCACACGCACTAACCACCCTCGTCAACAAATACATCAACGTCGTAGGCGAAGAAGACTTCCACACCGCATTCGCAATGGCAGTCGGCAAAACAATCCCACGCAACACCGCACCAGAAATGAAAGAACTAGCACTCGACATCCGAAAAGCAACCGACGCATTCTTCGGCAAAAACGGTGCAATCATCGCCTCAGGCATCGACGGCAAATCAATCCAAGCAGCCTTCGAACGCTTCGGACTAGGCAACGTCGGAATCCCAGACGTATCAAAATGGGCACCAGACCGTCTAGCAAACCTCCTAAACGACATCGAATCACCATTCGGAAAACTACGCAAAGACGCAACCCCAACCGAAATCGAACAATTCAACCTACGCCAAAAAATGCTACGCGAAAGCGGACGCAACCCAATCCACGTCATGTCATCCATGATTCAAGCAATCGAACACGCCAAAATGGAAAAGCACATCATCCAGTCATGGCACGAAGAATTCAGCTACATGAACGTCTTCTCACACATCGCAGACCCAATCGCCCGCTACAACAAAGCAGTCGCAGAAGGCTGGGTAGGCATCAAAATCCTAGGCGGCACCACCGACCTAACAGCACACCTACCATCACCAACAAAGGGCGGACTCTACCACCCATCAATGGCACGCGAATTCGCCTCAATGAACCGCGAATGGAACATGCTATACAACAGCGGCAAGATGCCAAAGCTTGTACAAGCAATGATGGAAATAACAAACATCTTCAAATTTACCCAAACTGTGCTAAATCCACGCCACCACGTACAAAACATTATCGGTGACACAAGCGCAGCCCTAGTAGGAGGTGCACGTGACCCGCAACAGTGGCTCAAAGGCATGCAGCTCTCAGCAAAGGTAGCAGTAGAAAACGCTGAAATTGACTACGCAACCATCGCAAAACTACGCGGAGGCGACAACTACGAACTATCAATCGCCCGCGCAGTACGCTTCATGCAACCAGCAAACGCAACCGAAATTACTAAAGCATCAGACGCAACCAAAATCAACCCACTAATCAACGGCAAACGCATCAACTACGACGACGCAACCTTCATCAAAGAAATGAAAGTACGCGGAATCGTCCTAAGCCAACAGCTACTCAGCGACCAAAAACTCCTCAACGAAGGCATCCAAATGATGGAAGCTCAAGGAGTGAAGGGACAACTAGGTCGCACCATCCTACAGAAAACCCGTGAAGGTCTTGAAAAGGTAGAGCGCCCATTCGGTGACCTAGCAGCAGCATACGGAAACGGTCCACGCATCACCACCGCAATCAGCGAAATGATGAGCAAAAACTGGAAATCAGAACGCGAAATGTGGAACGCCATCAGTGAAAAGGTACACACACTCCACCCAAGCATCCTCTCACTATCAGCATTCGAACGCCGCTACCCGCGCGTAATCGCAAGCTACTACACATGGATTCGAGGCGCACACAACGCCCTCATGTACATGGCACTAAACCACACCGCAGCAATGATGGTGTACTCAAAAGCACAATACAACGCTGCAGAAGCAACCGGACTAGACCCACAAAGCATCGGAACCCCATGGGGCGACAAATCAAAAACCCCAGGATACTTAGACTACTCAGTATACGGTCCAACCCAAATGGGACCAAACGGACCAATGCTATTCAAACCAGCACAGCTACCACTCGACGTAATCGACACTTGGAACATCCAATTCGACTCAACACAACCATTCGAAACAAACGTTATCCAAAACATTCAAGGCTTGGGACAGTCAGTCATCGGCAAAAACATTAACATGCTTCTACAGCCAGGACTAGAACTCGTCACACGCACCGACCCTGCAACAGGCAAACCAACCCAAATCAAGGACCTTGCCTCACTTGGAGACAAAGCAGCATCAATGTTTGGACCAACCCAGCTACTAAAGGGACTCGGACTCTACACCCCAGCAAACAAGGGCGAAGGTTCAGCAAACCCGCTAACCCCACGCCAACGCGAAGTAGCACTCACAAACTGGCTAGGATTGACACAAAAGGCACAAGACATAAACAGCCCAGCCAACGTAAAAAATGCACAATCAGAAGAAGGCGCACGCCAAAAGCGTATACTCGAACAACTAATCAAGAATCAGGGACAAAAATAATGAACGCAGAACTAAAAATGGTAGATGCAGTACTAGAATCATCACGCATCATGTTCACCAACCTAAACGCAATCTACGCACTACATGCAGAACACGAAGGGTGCTGCACACACTGCAGCACCCTCAAAGGCTCAGAAATCGCCTACCCATGCCCAACCGTATACCTACTACTAAAAGACATGGAAGCAGAAAAAACCCCAGCCGAATAAGCTGGGGTTTCAACTTTTCCAACGAACCTAGTCGCCAGACAACTCTGCCATCAGAGCATCAATCTTAGCCTGACGGTCCGCCTTGCCATTAGATGAGGTATCAGAAAGCAACTTTTTGAGCTCCTCCTTCATACCACCCTTCGACTTAATCAAAGCCTCAGGAATAACCCACAACTTACAAACAGCCTCAGGCTCAATAACACCCGAAACAATCTGACACTGGTTATTAATCTCATCAAAAAACACACAGTTCTTACAAACCAAACCATCAGCCTTAAATGGGTTCTTCACAGCAGGCGCATAATGTGCACCATCCGCACCCGAAGACTGGTCAAACATACCAAACTCCAAAGCAAGCTCAGAAAACTCTTTAGCCTGCTCCTTCTGCCGGTCATTAAGCTGTTCGTACTCTTCCATTACTTACCGTCCTTACGTGGCGGAATACGCCCCTCAGCGCGTAATTTAGACAACTGAATAGCAATAGCCTGCTTCTTAGGAAGGTAATCGCGCTTACCATCCTTAACATCATAAGCCAACTTAGCAGTGAACTTATACGGCATTAATGAAACTTACTCGCAGGAATCTTAAACACAGGCTTCTTCAAAGCAGCCTTCTTAGAAGCAACTTCCTGCTTCTTCGAAGGAGCAACAACCCTAGAAGGAGCAGGCTTAAACATACCCTTCACAAAAGTCTCCAACAAGCTAGGGTCAGAACCCTTACCAATATTCTTCGAATTCTGATAACGCTGAAAATCAACCTGCTCAGCAGGAGTACGACCAGAACCATTAGTCCCAGGCTTAGGTGCAGGAGTAGCCATTATTTATCCTTAGTGTTCTTACCAATAATACGAGCAGAAGCTGCATCAAGCTCAGCATCAGTAATCTTGCCATCCTCAAGATAAGCCTTAGACAACTCCTCAGCCACCTCCAAAATACCAACCCAAGCAGCCAAAGCCAACGACAACCACAACTCCGCACCCAAAAGCGCAGAACCACCACCAGTAGTCGAAATCTTCAACACAACAGTCGCAACAGTACGACCAGCAATCTTCTTCTGAATACCCATCATCTACTCCGCTTTCGGCGCTGACTTAACAACACCCTTAACAACAGGCTTTGCGTCGGCAACGGCAGACTCAACAGGTACCGCCACCGGCTTAGACTTAGCTGCCTCAACAGCCATACGCTTATCCAAAATTTCGAACGGGTCAAAGACCTTACCGCCAAAAATGCCATCCAAAACGTTCGAACAGGTGAAATGCAAATGACGACCATGCGACGCAGACCCAGTATTACCAACAACACCAAGCTTCTCACCAGCAACAACCTTCCGACCAATCTCCAAAGCAGGAGCATTACGCAAATGCGAATACCCCCAAAAAGTACCCTTCTCATCCTGAATAACCAAAACATTACCCAAAACAGTCGACCACTTATTCATAACAACAGTCGCATCAGTTACAGCAACAGCAAACTCAGGCGGACCATCAACACCACGATGAGCATTAGCACGCTTAGTACCATCAAACAAAACAGTGTTACCAAACTCGCCACCCTTAGGGATGTCCTTCTTAGGAAACGGGTACACATACTTAGTCATAATTATCCTCTAGTAATCAAAGTAAAAAAAGCCGTCCCAAGACCAAGAATACCACTAGTCAGCGCAGTCCACAGCACCCTAGGAATCCAAGCATTCTCATCCTGATACTTCTCCACCGCACGAACACGGTCAGGCAAATCAGACATGTTACGCAAATCAGCAGCCAACTGAATCAACAACTTATTAGTTTCCTGCTGCTCCTTATAAAGGTCATTAATAGTGACCTTCACATGCATAACCTCTGACTCAGACATTATGCAACGATATTACCAATAAGGCGGTAATCCCCGCTGCCAATAGCCAAAATAGTCGCACCAGCATACTGTGCAGCAGTCTTAGTTCCCGTACCCACCAACGTCACACCAGAACCAGTAAACACAACCTGACCAGAACCATTCTGAACAAAATCAACACGCGCACCAACAGGCAACACATTCGGAACAGTCACAGCAACATCAGTAGCCGAATTATAAACAACCACATTGTTCTTATCGCCAACAACAACAGTATCCGTGGTACCAGAAACAACACGAACAGTCGTACCAGCACCAAGCGCTGCAATGTTAGCCTCAGCAGTCGTCAAACGACCATTCTGAGTAGTATTAACACCCTCAACACTAGTTAGACGACCCTCAGCAGCATCCAATCTGCCATTCTGGGTAGTGTTAATCGCCTCAACAGAATCCAGACGACCATCAGCTGCAACAGCCTCAGCATCAACCTTATCCCAATTGGCATTAAAAACAGCCGTCTCAAAAGCCTGATTAGAGCCAACAACAGCCTTCTGCAAACCAAGACGTGTAGTAGTCGTATACGACATAAAAGTCCTTAAAGTTAATCTACTCGTACCGTCTCAATAGCAATACTATCACCAACCGGCTCAGAAACAGCACCAAAATGACTCTGACCCGACGCAAGAGCAATAAGTTCCCTAGCAATATTACGCTTCATCGCAGGGTCCAACACATGCCTCAAAATAATATCCTGCACCTGCATCAACAACGCAGGCACATCCAAATTAGCCTTAGCATTAGGGTCAAACCGCCCAGTCATCTGATTCACATAAGTAATAGCCTTCATATCACCAGACTGAACCAACTGCCCCAACGCCTGGTCAGCCATCGGAAGAAACTTCTCCAAATTCTCCTTAGACTTAACAGTCATCGCAGAAGCAAACTCCTTCTGACGCATCCAACCATCAATCTCAGTGAGTGAGATTTTCATCCGCTTAGCCAACACCTGCGGACTCAACAAATTCAACGGATTCAAATACGCCTGTAAGAACTGCTCCTGCCGAAGCGTAAGATTCGGATTCTGTGTGGTTTTAATACCTCGGTCAGCAAGGCTACGCTGGAATTTAGATGAGGACCAGACAAGTTCCACGTCCTCCTTTGTAAGCTCAGCATTCTGGTCCAAGACCACCTGAACCTCCAAGAATAAACCCTGCCGGTCCGCGGAAATAGCAGCAGCAAGTACGGACTCGAATAAAGCCTGCTCTTTGGTTTTACGGTCACTATTAAGCCTCGTCTCAAATTTACTCTGGTCCATTCTCAAGCCTTCTAATCTCACACTCGATATACCAAATAGCCTTACGCAAATCCTGCACCTTCGCATCCTCCTTCAAACCAGCACGCCACAAATACTTAATAGCATTACCAATCGTAAAATTACGATGCTGCGTAATCTGAATACATTCCACACCCGACGGGTCCGAAACATAATGCTTAGGCTTATTCACCGCATCAAACTCTTCAGCCACGAGGCAACCCTTCTAGTTCAACCAAATACTCCGGACTCACACCAACAACAGTCAACAACTTACCCGACATCACATCAGGCATACTCTGAGTCTTACCAGACTCGTAATCGCGGACAGTCGCAGGATTTATCCGCAACATACTCGCAAACGCCGTAGGCGTCCTCGCCAACTCCATCCGCCACAACGCGAAAGATGGATAATACTGACTCAGCACATACGG